GCAATCTGTCTACCTTCTATATCATCTTCATAATAGTTTTTCATTTTATTAAGTATAGGTTTATTAAAAGCATTGGCCATTATCCAACAAACTCCAATTACACCTATCAATAATATTACTAAAATAGCTTTCATGTAGACAAATATAGAAAGAATATTTATTTATCCAAACTATCTATTCTCTTTTGGAGATATACTATAGCCTTTTCTAGATCCTCTTTATACTTTCCTGGATTCTTTTTACCAGCTCTTACTACATATTTAATAACATTGCCTAAATAAAAATCTCTATCAAGTCCCCAGGCTTCAAGTACTTGAAATACTTCATAAGGATTAGATTGTCCACCATAGTATACAGGTCTAGGTCCGGGAGATAATGTTATCACTCTATCAGTAATATCTTTTGCAGGTCCAAGACTGGAAGTAGTAATGCTAGTATTTCTACCAATAACTCCATCTGCCATACCGGGATAAGGAGACACTGGAGTATTATTCTTTTCATCAATCATTACTACCAGATTATAACAACATCACCTTCAGTAAGGAGAAGTTTAATCTCACCATCAATCTCTATTCTCTCAACAGTCTCCATGTTTAGAGCTCCTGTTCTTACATATACTTCATCACCTACAACTACTTCTTCTACCTTATCCCCTACAGCATATACAGTAAGTCTGCTCCAAAGTTTAGCTGCTTCTTGCATCATTGATTCTTCATCTTTTGCAGACAGTTCAATAACTGATTTCTTTCTCTGTGGCACATTAAGCAATATTGCTCTGCCTCTTAGTTTTTTAAAATTACTCATTCCTCATTTTTAAATGTTAACACTTTTACTACTGACATAGATGCATTAAGAATCTCTCCTACTGCATGATCAAACAGGAGACTCTTTAAGGGCACTCTTTCTGCTTCATAGTTCTTCTTCATAATCTCAGCAATCTCTGCTGCTAATGCTTTTACTTTATAAACATCTGATGTATCCTCTGCAGCTTCTTTGATACCTAAGAGTTTATATCCAAATGGAGTTATCTTAGTTTCAATTGCCTGCGGACTACCAGGTGTTGGGTAAACTGTTTCTTCTGACATATTATTTAATTTAATTAGTTACTTTATCATAGGTTAATTCAAAGATGTCCGGTTTACAAGGATAGAACTCAGCTTGTATACCTTTAATAATATAATCTCCTACTGAAGCTGTCATAGTTCCTTCTAAAGTTTTTATTTTTAATTGCCCGCTATTAAAATATGATTGATCACAAAACTTAAAGATATCTTCTAGGTTATCTCCGGTCCATTGTAAAGCATTAATCTCTACTGGTTTTTTTCTATACTTATGCATCATATTTCTGTTTGGTTGATACTTTAGATTCTTCTAGTTCTTTGTCTTCAGGAAGAGAGTCTAAGATATTCAACTTAATCTTTTCTAATAAGCCTATAAGAGCTAGATTACCATATGCTTCTTCATGGATTCTAACTTCTAGACCTTTTTCTTTTTCAGTGATTGATATTAATGATTTATCTGACATGTTTAATAATTTACTTAGTTCATCATAGAGCTCCCGGGCATGAAAGTTATCCATACCCTGATCCCTAACTTCTTCAGTTAGCTTTTTCCACAACAGTTTTTGCTGGGCAGTCATTAGTACATAAATAATTAGGAGTTGTTGCTCTCATGGTTTGTTGGTGACACAAATATATAAACTATTTTAATTTAAACTAAAAACCCCAGAAAATTTTTCCAGGGCTTTCAGCTAAATCAATTAAACCTTTATATTATGTTAGAACAAATATAATATTATTTAATTTCTCTACCAAATGTAGTATTATTTTTTACTCTGATATCTTTATGAGTATACTGCCAAAGTTCACCGGTGTCATTAATAATCACAGTATAGATAGTATCAGTCTCATGACCATAGTCCGTAATAATCCATATGATACCAGAACCTTTAGGTGTATTAACCTCTATCCTGTTAGTTGGTTCATACATCATAGTTCTCAATCTTTATTCTTTCATCTCTATCAACTAGAGTGTTATAAAGTTCTATATCAGTAGACCACTCTTTACCTGTCCAGAATTCAAACCCAGAGTAGTTAGCTTTATACTTACAGCACTGCTCATATCCACCAAGTAGATAAACATACTCACAGTTCAGAAGCTTTGCAGTTTCACACTCCATCATTTGAGCTACTGTACCTAGAGAAAGTTTAGGATCTGCATAGTCCCATATAAACTGATATGCCACAAACTGTGTGTCAAACTGTTTATATAAACTAATACCAACAAGTTCATCTGTTTGATACTCTATGACAGAACAATCCTTAAATGACTCTAGCTTAATATCTCTTTTGAATCCATGATGCTGACAGTATTTGTTGTATAGTTCTGTGTATTGTTCTAATGACACATCAATATTTCCAGCTTCTACTATAATCTTTTTGGATAACTTCTTAGTAGTCTTAGATGGTTTATACTTAGCTAGATTAATTCTGGTGCTGCGCTCATTATACCATTTGTTTTCCCAGGGAATCCATCCTTGGTGTAATGCATCTGTGGGAGATTCATCAGGATCAAGTATACCATAAGCACAATTGATTATAACTTCCAGGTCACTTACTTTGCCAAACCCAGTGATGTGATCAAAGTATACTTTCATTTTTTAAAGAACCCTTTCTTTGGTTTCTCCTTGTTATCAAAGCCTAGTATCTCTATGATTTTGTTAGCTTCATCTTCTGCAAAACCTATAGCTTCTTCTTCCTTGTCTTTGATATTCCAGTTGTTAAGCAGGATACTCATGTGCATAGTCTCATGCATAACTGCTGTAGCTTTCTCAGTAGGGCTATACTTCTTAAATGTACCTAGGTTAATAAACAGAAATGGTAGATAAGGTTTCTTAGCAGTAAGTCCACCCATAAATGTATACCCCATTACCTACTGTCTTATCAACTTCTTCTGCCTGGGCCGCATTTCTATTTAACCCATGCATTTCCTCTACATCATAGTAGTCAAATATCTTAGTAGCATCTTCTCCGGCAAGGAGCACATACTTACCCATGTCATACTTTTTCATGGAACAAATATAAAAAATTTTTTAGGTAAAATAAAAGTGTTGTATTAGAGAATGTTGAGGGCCCCTACTCACACACCCCCACCCCTCAGCCGCCAGGTGGGTACCCCCCCATAAACTGTGGCATGTCGGCACTGTTCAGCTGCACTTGCAAGATTTATTTCCTACGGAAAAAAGTTTTGTTTTCTAACTAATCTTGAATTCTAAAAAATAAAGTTATGATATCATCAGTTTCTATTCAGTCTATCAAAGGTGTTCTATTACTTGTACAAACTATCGTGTATAAGAATGGCAAGCAAGTCAAAAGAGTATTGGACCCTCACACCAAGTTACCCTTGGACATTATAGAAGAGAAGGCTTAGGCCTTCCTTCTTTTGTCCTTCGGACCGCTTTTATTTTATTTTCCCACTAAGAAGGAACTTTAAAATTTATATTATGTCAGTATTTAGTAAAACACAGTCAATTGGAGTATTTGCACAAATCAACGGAATCAGCAAGATAGACCTTGTTGTCAATCCTAACAACGGTAAAACCTTCGGGGTTTCCAATACAGGTTTGACATTCAGAGTCTCTGCGGAGGTTAAGGCCCTAACAGCAGACTTGTCTGTATCTTGGTTCCAACCATCTGATGGAGAAGCATCCTGGATGATTCACCCAACTGGGGAGAGTAATGTCCAGTCCTCAATGTCCTTTGCATAAGGGCATTAAAGAGTATCCACTTAGGTGGATATTCTTTTTTTATTATATCATTTGCCCTTCGGGCCGCAGTAATTATTTTAGCACTAATAATAAAATACAATTATGGATACAAATAAAGTCTTAGAAGTTATAGACCAATGGATAGATGGTGAGTATAAGAACCTTGATAGATTAGATAATTTAGGGATCAGTAAGGAAGCCAAAGAAAGACATACAGCATTTATAGAAGGTATGTTATTTGCCCTTGAATCCTTATATGGTAGAATCAAAGGGGAATTAGAAACAACTAGTGGACAGAGTGAGCCATAGGGTGACAGAACTACCAAAGTGTTCAGAGTACCTTAGCGGGATGCTAGGGTATTCTTTTTTTATATCCCTAAGCCTCGAGAGTTCTATAACTCCAATGAGGATAGTTGATCTGAGATAACTACAGTGTGTTTCCTCTGTGCTGCGCACCGCTTTAAATTGTTTTTCCACTAACATGAAATAAATTAATTATAAACCCTAAACCCTAAAAGAGCATGAGCACATTTAGCAAAACTCAAAACATCGGTGTATTTGCACAGATGAATGGTATCAACAAGATTGATATAGTAACTAACCCTCACACAGGAAAGAACTTTGGTGTTTCTGACACAGGTCTTACCTTCCGTGTAAGTGAGAAGGTTGAAGCATTGACAAGAGATTTGTCAGTGAGTTACTTCACACCTGCAGATGGAGAACCTTCATGGATGATCCATCCTACGGGAGAGTCTAATGTACAAAGTACATTGGCATTTGCACCTGCCTCCAAGTAATTGGGGGTAGGGGTAAACCCTCAAGATTTTATTGGTTAAAGATTGAAACCCTAGGAGACTAGGGTTATTTTTTTTATCAAGTTTCTCTTGCACTGCGTGCCGCTTTAGTTCTTTTTTCCACTGATAATGATTATGATATTTGTATGATTCAATGGTTATATGCTGTAGTTTATAGTATGTTCACATATTGTGCATACTTCACGGTGTAATGGTTGTTAGATGTTATACATAGTTGGCTCTTAAAGAGTGTTAGTTTATATGTGAATATTAACCACTTCTAGTATCTATTACTATTGTAAATGCTGTATTTCCTCTATATAATAAGTTAATATAATAGAATTAATATAGCTAAGCTGTGATTCCTTAATCTATACTCTTATACACTATACTATCTATCTACAGTATTTAGTAGAGAAATACAGTAAGGGTCTCCGGGATTTCCAGTCACACACCAACAAATCATTAGGATAACACCATGCTGTTACCCGTCAAAGACCATAATTCAAACCCAAGCAAACCTTAAACACACATAAATTATGATTGCAAAAACAGTATTCGTATGGTTACTATTAACAGGACAAGTTAAGTACCAACAAACAATGGATGGTAGAAAACAATATGCTCTCTTCTTTGAAGATGGAAAGGTAGTAGACTATGCTACCAAAGGAGAGATTGTGGAGTATATCCAGTCCGGAACTTTTGAGTATGATGAAGACTTAGAAGATTGATTAACAATACTCTCATCCAAGCAGGTATGTTTTAGCATTTTGACCAAAGTAATGCTCCAAACAATCCGAAAACAGGTTCAAGGGTTGCAACCTTGTGAGAGTACAAATTTAAAGGCTACTACAGCAATTTATACTACTTTTGGATATAAGATAGATAGTAGCCTGCATTAAACGGTGTGAAGAATACTTCAGCACAAAATCTACAACTATGAATCAGAGAAGTCCTAAGGGACTTAACCCGGGAAGGTACTCTGTGTCTAAGTAATTAGGCAGGTTTTAGATAGTATTCTGTTATGCACCAAAGACCTGCCTTCGGAAAGGGGGCAGGTACCTTCCCACAATTAAATAAATCTAAAACCAAAAAACCAA